CCTAAAATCAGCTATCGAAACGCTCCGCACCGAACTGCGGAAGTTCACAACCCAAAAGCAAGCCTTTGCCGACTACAAGTTGGCCGATGGTACGGTCATCCGTGTGGATGGCGACCTCGTTGCTGGCACTCCTGTGTATGTCCTGACCGAGGATGAAACCCTGCCCGCCCCTGACGGCGAGCATCAAGTTGAAGGCGTTGGCGTGGTCAAAACCGAAGGCGGCAAAATCACCGAAGTGGTTGTCGCAGAAGCCCCAGCACCTGCTGAGGAAGTCGCCGTTGCTGCTGAAATCACCCCCGAAGTAGCAGGCGAAGTGGTCAGCGAAATCGCCGAAGGTTACCCATTGGTTGACCCTGCGGTTGTTGAAGAAATCGTCAAGAAGCACTTGGTCAGCATCATGGAGGAACTCAAAGCCGCCTACACCGAACTCGGAAGCATGAAGGAGAAGATGGCCGCCTTTGCATCGCAGATGGAAACCATGACCGACATCGTGGAGAAGGTCGCTGAACTTCCAACCGAAACCCCAAAGCCTACCGCCTCCGCAATCGTGGAGCAACGCAAGGCCGCATCCATGCAGAACTTCAACTCCCTCGCCCAAGCAATTCAGACCCTCAAAAAATCCAATTAATCTTTAACCCCAAAAACAAAAAGCCATGTCATTCTCTCTTGGAACGCTAACCGCTTACACCGAGCAGCAAAGGTTGCCGCTCATCACCAAAGCCGTATTTGCGGCTCGCACCGCCTCTTTGTTCACAAAGCAGGTAGGTATCAAATCAGCCGCTGCCCTGAACTTGATGGACACCGATGCTGCACTTGCCGCTGGAACATCTTGCGGATGGACTGCATCAGGAACCACCACATTCACACAGCGCAATATCACTGTTGCACCCATGAAAATCCAAGAGGCTCTTTGCCCTCGCTCGCTTGAGCAGTACTGGATGCAGTCGCAGTTGACCCAAGGCTCAACCTACGATGGCGTGCCTTTCGAGCAAGCATTCGCCGAGCAGAAAGCCCTCCGCATCGCCGAGGCTTTGGAAAACGCAATTTGGTCGGGTTCTACTTTGGTGACTGGTATGTTGACCATCTTGAACGCTGCATCGGGTTCCACCGTATCAGGCAACACTGGTGCTGTTTCTTCAATCACAACCAGCAACGTCATCAGCGTATTTGACAACATCTACAACCAAATCCCGCAGGCCATCTTGACCCGCAACGACCTCATAATCTTCTGCGGTTGGAACAACTTCCGTACCTTGATTGGAGCGTTCAAAGCCAACACTGGCGTGATGTACAACCAAGTTGACCTCCAAGGTCTTGCTGATGGCGACATCATCTACCCCGGTACTAACGTCCGTGTGGTTGCAGTTCCCGGCTTGACTGGCACGAACCGCATCGTCTGCTCCTACCTTGGGAACTTCTTCTACGGAACCGACTTGCTCTCCGATGAGGAAAACTTCTCCTTGTGGTACTCCAAGGACAACGATGAAGTCCGCTTCCAAGCCGCCTTCAAAGTAGGTGTGCAGGTAGCCTATCCCGACCTCGTTGTTGACTTCCGCTTGGCCTAAGTGTAAGGGGGGAGGGAAACTTCCCCCCGTTATTTTGTTCCATCCTTTAAAATAAGATACACACTATGTCCTGCTCCCTCACTACGGGCTACGCCCTCGGATGCCGAGATTCTATTGGCGGCATCAAAGCAATTTATGTCCAAGCCTTCAATGCAACAGGCTCGGTCAATGTCAACGCAACTAATACGGTTACTGGCTTTACAGGTTACTCTGCAAGCGGATTCTTTGAATACGACTTGACCAAGGCAACCTCATCCATGACCGAAACCCTGAATGCAAGCATCGAGAACGGCTCAATCTTCTACGCGCCCGAAGTGACCTTCACTATCAACAAGTTGCAGGTTGCCGTTCGCAACGAACTTCGCTTGCTTGCTCGCAATCGCTTGCTGGTCATCGTCCAAGACAACAACAGTCGCTACTGGGTCCTTGGCTCTGCCAACGGAATGGAAGCGACCGCAGGAACTGCTGGAACAGGTACTGCATTCGGTGACCGTAGTGGCTATGAGTTGACGCTTTCGGGAATGGAACCTGACCCGATGCTCTTGATTGCTTCAACAACTTTTACACCTTCGACTACGCAGATTAGCGGATCGTAAGTATCTTTGACCTGCGGCACTCATACTCCGCATGGTTTAGTGGTTAAGGCCATCTCTTCGGGGGTGGCCTTTTTTTTGTAACTTTGTGCATGAGGATTTGCATTGTGTACAACGCCCATCCAACAGGGTGTTCTTTCTACCGCCTTGAGATGCCGAACGCCTACCTTGGCGACAACTTCACGGAGTTCGACTATGTGTGCGTAGACAACATTGGCAACGTCAACGATGAAGACCTAAAGACGGTCGATATATGGCTATTCAATCGCCTTTGGTGTCAAGGTACTCTCGAACAAATTCGTGGCGTGTACAAGGCTCTGACGGCGTTTGGAGCGAAGGTGATATTGGACTTGGATGACTACTGGGTGCTGGAATCGGGCCACATCATGTACAGGCACTATTTGTCCACGAAATTGGATGAGCAGATTCGGGAACACATCCGCTTGGCTGACCATGTGACCACGACCACGGAACACTTGGCGCAAAAGATTCGCCTGCTTAACAAGAACGTCACCATCCTACCGAATGAGCCATACGAAGCATATCAGCAGTATAAGGCCAATCCTGACGAGGAGCCTGAGAAAGATAAGTTTAAGATTGGATGGTTCGGAGGGGCGCAGCATCAGGAGGACATCGCCTTGGTTGAGCATTCCTTCGGGTTGCTGGCTCATGACCATTCGCTTGATGGCAAGTACAAAATCTATCTTGGTGGATGGAACGAGAACCCTGTTTATGCTGACTATGAGAAGATGCTATCCTGCAACGGCAAGAATGCGAACTACGGCAGAATCCAAGCGGCTGACATCTACTCCTATGTGGGAGGCTACAACTTCATCAACGCCACCATCGCACCGCTCCGAGATACCAAATTCAATCGCCTTAAGAGTGAGTTGAAGGTCGTGGAGGCCGGGTGGATGCGCAAGGCGATAATAGCATCCGAAACCATTCCCTACACCGACATTCTCGTCCACGGACACAACGGCTTGGTCATCCCCTACGGCAAGAAAGACGCTTGGTACAAGGCAGTGCGGAAGTTCATCAATGAACCCGACTACGCTCGTTCCTTGGCCGTGCAGTTGAGTAAGGATGTGCGTGAACGCTTTGACATCACCAAAACCGCAGAGCGCAGGGCCGAACTTTACCGGGCCATAGGTCGCAAATTGTGAAATTTCAGGGGTTGCTACATTTAGGATTAGGATGATATACCTATCCCCCAACACCACGAACACGATTGTCGTCACATGGACACAGCGGGCAAGCACGGGCGACCGCTACATCCTGCGCCTGACCAATATCGCCAAGAACTCCAGCACTGACTTCACCCTGCTGAAATCAGCCAACCTCTCGCAATACACCGAACGCTATGACAAATTTTCGCTTGCCGTGGGGTCGCTTGAAACGGGTTCCTATCGGTATGAAGTTTACGATACCAATAGCACGGTTGCAGCAGCCCTTGCGGTGGTTGAAACAGGCTTGGCATTTATACAAACCGCAACGATAGGCTTCAATACCTACACCAATTCAATCACTTACAACACCTTCCTCGCATCAAGCGTGGGAGTATTCGATTCCACCTTTGATTCAACTTTCGCATGAGCGTACAAACACGAAGCCAACTCCAAGCGAGTTCTGCTACCATCACAAACGAAACCGCTGCTGGGGCGAACACCGCAGCGAGAGTGGGTGGTCTATTCGATGACCTATCCGACACCGCAACGCTTGACAGGGAAAGGGGCTTTGCAAACCTTTACCTTGATACCGACACGGCTTTTACCCCGACGCAAGGGCAAAAAGTCAAGTTGACAAGTGCGATGAAATCGGGCGTTTTGTCAACCTACAACTTTTCAAGAACCACCAACTCGCTGACCTACACAGGCACAACAAATGCGACCCTTCGCATCGCTGCGTCTATGGTCTTGGCGCAAAACAACAACACGCAAATCAAGGTTTACATCGCTAAGAACGGCACGACCATCGACCAGTCAATGACGGACATCACAACGACCCACACGAACGGCCATGCGATTTATACGGAGGCTTATGTAACAGGTGCGGTCAATGATGAATTTACCATCTACATCAACGCAATCGATAGCGGTGCAAGCATCACGATTTCAGCCCTTTCATTCACAGTTCATACGCTATGAGCATAAAGCAATCATTCACCCAATGGCTGGGCATTGAACACAAGGTTCCAGTAATGCTCGAAAACAAAGCGGGCAAGTACATCACTTACGGTGCGTTCAACGAGTACCCATACTATCTCCTTGACAATTACCGCAGGAGTTCAAAGCACAATGCGATAGTTAACGGAAAAGTGAACTACATCGTTGGCGGTGGATGGCAGGCAGGTGAGAAGATGACCGTGGAACAGCAGGCACGTTACGCCAAGTTCTTTGACGGGTTGAGCGAACACGATGACCTGAATGACATTACCGAGAAGCTCGTCTTGGACTTGGAGATATTCAACGGTTTTGCTGTCTGCGTGCATTGGAACAAGATGGGAACCATTGCGAAGATGGAGCATATCCCATTCGAGAAAATCAGGGTTGACAAAGAGGAGCGGATGTTCCAAGTTGCCGAGTGGTACAACGATGACATGGTGCAGTTATTCCCAAAGATTGGGGACGTTGAGAAAATCCCTGCCTTTGACCCTGACAACCGCATCGGCAAGCAGTTGTTCTACTACCGGGTGTACGCCGCTGGCGTGAAGTCATATCCACTCCCCGAATACATGGGAGGCTTGGCATACATCGAAGCGGACTGCCAAATCGCCAATTTTCACAACAATAACCTCCGCAACAACTTTTGGGGCGGGTATCTCATAAATTTCAACAACGGCATCCCTACGCCTGAAGAACAGGGCGACATCGAGAGGCAAATCAAGCGCAAGTTTTCGGGCACGGACAATGCTGGCCGCTTCGTGGTGACGTTCAACGATGATGTCAGCAAAGCACCGACCTTGGAACCGCTCACACCGAGCGACATGGACAAGCAGTTTGATTTGCTTAACAAAACAATCCAACAGGAGATATTCATTTCGCACAGGGTCGTGAACCCCATGCTGTTCGGCGTAAAGACCGAGGGGCAACTTGGAGGCAGGCAGGAACTGGTTGAGGCTTACGAGTTATTCAAAGCCACATACGTCAACGACCGAGTGCGGAAGGTGGAGAGGATGATTAACTACTTGGGTTCGTTCAACGGCGTGGAGGGAATGGAGTTGATTCCGGTTGAGCCGATTACGGAGCGACTATCCGAGCAAGCCCTGCTGACCATCATGACCCCCGAAGAATTGCGGGAGAAGGCAGGTTTGCCGCCATTGGAAAAGCAGCCTGCTGACGTGGTTGGACCGAATCCACAACCTGACGAGCAACCGCAAGCACCAGCGGTGATGAGCAACGACAACATCAAAAAACTATCGGGCAGAGAGTACCAAAACCTCATGCGGATTGTGCGCCACTATGCACAGGACAAAATCACGCTTGACATGGCTCGCACCATGCTGGCATCGGGATTTGGATTGAGTGCCGAGGAAGTCAACACCCTGCTCGGAGTGCAGGAGCAGAAGTTCAGCCATGACCCGAATGAACCATGGTGGGGGTGAGGAA